CGACAGTGATGCAGGCCTCGCTCATGGCGGGCAGTTTGGGCAGGCTCCCGCGCGCGCGCGACCCGCACCGGGTCAGCAGTCCTGCAGCCGACTTTTGCAGCCTTGAGCCCGCCGGACCGTGCGGCCACGATGACGCCACCCGTCAACCAAGCCGTCCGCACCATGTCCACCGCCAACCCAACGAAGAAGTTCAAGGCCAAGCAGTTCCGGGTCGCCACCGAAGGCGCCACCACCGACGGCCGCAAGATCGAGCGCTCGTGGATCGAGCAGATGGCCGCCAACTACGACCCCAAGAAGTACGGCGCACGCATCTGGATGGAGCACCTGCGCGGCCTCTACCCGGACAGCTCGTTCCGCGCCTATGGCGACGTGCTCGGCCTCGAAGCCAAGCCGGTCGAGGACGGCAAGCTGGCTCTCTTCGCCACCATCGAGCCCCTGCCCGACCTGGTGGCGATGACCACCAAGGCCAAGCAGAAGATCTACACCTCCATCGAGGTGAACCCCAAGTTCGCCGACACCGGCGAGGCCTACCTGACCGGCCTGGCCGTCACCGACTCGCCGGCCAGCCTGGGCACCGAGATCCTGAGCTTCGCCTCCCAGCACCCGAAGGCGAATCCCTTCACCGGCCGCAAGAGCAGCGCCGACTGCCTGTTCTCGGCCGCCGAGGAGGTCGAGATGGCCTTCGAGCCCGTCGCGGATGACACCACGGCGCAGAAGTTCAGCGAGCACCTGAAGGCCCTGGTCGCACGCTTCAGCAGCAAGTCCAAGGGTGACGACGAGCGCTTCGGCGCGGTCACCGAGGCGCTCGAAGCCGTCTCTGAGCAGTTCGGCCTGCAGGCCGCTGCCCAGGCTGGCACGGCCAAGGCGCTCGACGAGCTGCAGGGCAGGTTCACGAAGCTGGAGGCCGCGCACGCCGACCTGGTCAAGCAGCTCGACACCACCGACGCCCAGCGCCATCACCAACGCCCGCCGGCCACCGGCGGCGGCACCGCCCAGCAGACCGACTGCTGATTCGCCCGCAACCCCTCATCCCACAACCGGAACACTCATGCGCAACGAAACCCGCCGGGCGGTCACCGAGTACCTCAGCCGCCTCGCCTCGCTCAACGGCGTGGCAGACGCCAGCCAGAAGTTCACCGTCTCGCCGACGGTGCAGCAGACCCTGGAGACCAAGATCCAGGAATCCAGCGCCTTCCTGAAGTCGATCAACATGATCGGCGTACGCGAGCTGCAGGGCGAGAAGCTCGGCCTCGGCGTCTCCGGCCCGGTCGCCAGCCGGACCAACACGGTCACCACCGACCGCTCCACGCGCGACATCAGCACGATGGACGCCAGGGGCTACACCTGCGTGAAGACCGACTTCGACACGCACATCACCTACGCGAAGCTCGACGCGTGGGCCAAGTTCCCTGACTTCCAGGCCCGCGTGCGCGACGCCATCGTCCAGCGCCAGGCGCTGGACCGCATGCTGATCGGCTTCCACGGCACCAGCGCTGCCTCGGCCACCGACCTGGCCGCCAACCCGCTGCTGCAGGACGTGAACATCGGCTGGCTGCAGAAGATCCGCACCGAGGCCGACACCCACGTGATGGACTCGGGCAACGACCCGACCAAGGTCTCGTATGGCACCGACCCGACGGCCGACTACAAGAACCTCGACGCGCTGGTTTACGACGCGCTGATGCTGCTGGACCCGTGGTACCGCGAAGACCCGGGCCTGCGGGCCTTCGTCAGCCGCGACCTGATGCACGACAAGCTGTTCCCGCTCGTCAACGACCCGACCGACCCCACCGAGAAGATCGCGGCCGACCTGCTCGTGAGCCAGAAGCGCGTCGGCGGCTTGCAGGCGGTCCAAGTGCCCTTCTTCCCCGAGGGCACCGTGCTGATCACCCGCTTCGACAACCTGTCGATCTACTGGCAGGAGTCCGCCCGCCGCCGCATGGTGCAGGACAACCCGAAGCGCGACCGCATCGAGAACTACGAGTCCAGCAACGACGCATACGTCGTCGAGGAGTACGGCATGACCGCGCTGATCGAGAAGATCCAGCGCAAGGACGCCTAACCCCCGCGACGCACGCACCAGAGGGAACCTCACATGTCGTTGAGCCCCGTCCAGCGCGCCAAGGCGCGCGCCGAGGCCCGCCGGGCCGCCGCGCAAGATCCGCATGGCGGCCCGGTTTCCAGCGATGCCCACACCCTGCTGCTCGCGCAGCTGGTGGAGCATCGCCGGCGCCTGAAGGACATCCAGTCCGTCGAGCGCAAGATCGAAGCCAAGCGGATCTTCCTGCCCACCTACGACGACTGGATCGACGCCACCCTCGCCGACGGCCGCGGCGCGCAGGATCCGATCGTCACAACGGTGATGGTCTGGCACATCGACGCCGGCCACTACGAGCGAGCGCTGCAGATCGCGCGCTACGCCATGCGCCACGAGCTCGAGCTGCCCGACCAGTACGAGCGCAGCCTGCCCGTCGCGCTCATCGACGAGTTCGGCGCCGCTGCGCTGACCGGCAAGATGACCAGCGCCCAGGCGCGGTTCATCCTGCAGGAGGTCGCAGACCTCACGGCCAGCGCCGACGCACCCGACCAGGCGCGCGCCAAGCTGCACAAGGCGATCGGCTTCGCGCTGCTGGACAAGACCGGCCCGGCCGACGTCGACGTCGATCGCGTGCCACCCGACGTGGCCAAGGCCGCCCTCGCCCAGCTCGCCCGCGCGCTGGAGCTGTGGGACCTGGTCGGCGTCAAGAAAGACATCGAGCGCCTGCACCGCCGGCTGAAGCAAGCCGGCGAACCGCCCGCTTGACCCCAGTTCCGGACCCGGAGCCAGGCGGCTCGACTGGCAGCCCAAAGGGCCTGACCGCCGCAAAAGGCCATCCAGTCGACCACCGCCCACCTACACCGCCACAGCCGATCCGCCATGAGCTTTCTGCCCACGCCCGGCACCGCACCCGAGCCATCGATCAGGAACGACGACTGGTTCCCCGAGATTGACCTGGCCGCGCTGCGCGCTGCCTGCAGGCTGGACGGCACCGTGACGTCGGATCGGCTGCGCCACGCCGCGGTCAACGCGATCGTCCACGTCAACGCCCAGCTCGCCGCCTGGGCGGTCAGGCAGGCCCTGGCGGGCTACCCCAGCCTCGATGACCTGCCGGGCCCGCTCGTCGACGACGAGCCGGCCCCCGTGCACCTCTACCGGCGCGCCGTCTATGCCGCCGTGCAGTGCGAGCTGATCGAGCGCTACCGCGACTACGACACCACGGCCAAGGGCGACAAGCGCGCCGAGGCCATGGACCCGCGCGTCGACGAGGCCCGGCGCGACCTGCGCTGGGCGATCGCCGACCTGCAGGGCTTGCGGCGGACCACCGTGGAGCTCATCTGATGCTCGTGCGTGCGCAGCAGGGCGACACCCTCGACCGCCTGGCGTGGCGCCACCTCGGCACCACGGCCGGCGTCGTCGAGGCCACCCTCGCGGCCAACCCCGGCCTGGCCGAGCTCGGTCCCGTGCTGCCCCTGGGCCACGAGATCGAGCTCGTGACGCCCTCGACGCCTGTGGCCACCCAAACGGTGAGCCTGTGGGAATGAACCCCTCTGCCATGCACCAAGAAGTCCCCAGCCTGCTCGGCACGCTGGGCGGGCGCATCGCCGATGCCATCAGCTGGATCGCCAGCGCGCTCAGCATGGCCGCCGCCCTCGGCTTCGTGAACCTCACCGTGGGCCTGCTCAGCGCCACGTGGCTGGCCACGCAGATCTACCGCTTCTGGCGCTTCGAGGTGCATGCGCTGCGCCAGGCGCGCCGCCAGGCCGTCGCCGAACCCCTGCTGCCCCCTGCCCCCACCTGCCCCACCCCGAAGGACAACCCTTGAATCTCGTTCCCCACCTGGCCAAGGCCCTGCCCTCGCGCTGGGCCCAGTTCGTCGCCCTGCCGCTGCTCGTGCTGGCCTGGTTCGCCTGGTCCGACCCGAGCCACGGCGCCGCCGACACCCTGCTGCGCGTGCAGATCTGGGCCCAGGCCATCCTCATCACCGGCGTGGCCTACCTGGTGGCCCGCAGCCTGACCGGCAACGTGCGCGGCGAAACCCTCGCCCGCCAGGCCGAACTCGGCAGCACCGCCGCCGGCGTTGCCTTCGCCGGCCTGTGCGTGCTGCGCGGCCTGGTGCTGCTGGGCCTGCTGCTGTTCTTCTCCGGCAGCGTGCGGGCCCAGCCGGTGCCGGCCGCCGCGCTGCGCCTGCTGCCCGAGCTGCGCA